CAGCTGCGCTTTACCGGCTCCATTCAGCGCGACGACACCGGCGAGGTGCAGGCGGTGGAGCTGGTCGTGCGTGGCCGCCACAAGGAGCTGGACTCCGGCGAGTGGAAGACCGGCGAATCCAGCACCACCAAAGTGTCCGGCACCAACAGCTACGCCAAGCTGACCATCAATGGCGAAGTGCTCTACGAGATTGACCTGGTGAACATGGTTCACATTGTGGATGGTACGGACCTGATGGAAGCGCACCGTAACGCGCTCGGCCTGTAATTAATCCGGCAGGGCAAACCCTGCCGCCTTTTACCCTTTTAGCGAGACATCAACATGACCGACAAAACCACCGAAAAAACCGTTGAGCTGGACACCCCGATCCTGCGCGGCAAGACCGAGATTAAAAGCATCGTCGTGCGTAAGCCGCAGTCCGGCGCGCTGCGCGGCACGCGCCTGCAGGCGCTGATAGACATGGACGTAAACGCCATGATCACCGTGCTGCCGCGCGTCACCACTCCGGCGCTGACCACGCAGGAAATCACCGAGATGGACCCCGCCGATCTGGTGAGCCTGTCGGTGGAGGTGGTCACTTTTTTACTGAAGAAGTCGGTGCTGTCGGATTTAGCGACGGCCTGACGGTTGACGATCTGGTGGCGGACATCGCCACCGTCTTTCACTGGCCGCCGTCCGTTACCGAGTTCATGACGCTGACCGAGGTACTGGAGTGGCGGCATAAGGCGATAATGCGACACGGGACCAGCGATGAGTGATAAAGACTTGCGTTTGCAGGTTGTTCTTAACGCGGTAGACAAACTGACCCGCCCCTTCCGTTCTGCCAAGGCCAGCACCCGCGAGCTGGCCGACTCCCTGCGCACCGCGCGCGCCAGCCTGAAGGACCTCGACGCGCAGGCCGCGCGCATCGACGGCTTTCGTAAAGCCCGCTCGCAGCTTGCCATCACCGCCAATAACCTGAAGGGCGCGCGCGAAGAGGCGGCGAAGCTGGCGACGCAGTTCAGCGCCACCAACCGGCCCACCGCCGCGCAGGCGAGGGTGCTGGAGCAGGCGAAGAACCGCGTGCGCGAGCTGCAGCAGAGCTACAACGGCCTGCTGGGATCGGTGCAGCGCCAGCGCGCCGCGCTCACCGAATCCGGCATTGATACCAAAAAACTCAGCCAGGCACAGCGCGACCTGAAGGGACGCGCGGACGACGCGCGCGCGGCGATTGACCGCCAGCAGAAGTCGCTGAAGCGGCTCGGCGAGCAGCAGGCAAAGGTCAACGCGCTGCGGGAGCGCCACGCCCGATCGCTTGAGGTACGCGATAAAATTGCCGGTGCCGGTGCAGCGACTACCGTGGCCGGGCTGGCGATGGGTGCGCCGGTGCTGGCCGCCGTTAAAGCCTCGGCGGGCATGGAAGACGCCATGAAGGGCGTAGCGAAGCAGGTTAACGGCCTGCGCGACAACGACGGCAACCGCACGGCGCAGTTTTACGACATGCAGGCCGCCATCAAGGCCGCCAGCGAGCAGCTGCCGATGGATAACGGCGCGATTGACTACGCCGCGCTGGTCGAAGGTGGCGCACGCATGGGCGTGACCAACCAGAACGACTCCTACGAGGACCAGAAGCGCGACCTGCTGGCGTTTGCCACCACGGCGGCGAAGGCGTCCACCGCGTTTGAGCTGCCCGCCGGTGAGCTGGCCGAGGGGCTGGGCAAAATTGCGCAGCTCTACAAAATCCCCACGCGCAACATCGAGCAGCTGGGCGACGCGCTGAACTACCTGGACGACAACGCGATGTCCAAAGGCTCGGACATCATCGACGTGCTGCAGCGCATGGGCGGCGTGGCGGACAGGCTTGACTACCGCAAGGCCGCCGCGCTCGGCTCCACGTTCCTGAGCCTCGGCGCAACGGCGGAAACCGCCGCCAGCGCGGCGAACGCCATGGTGCGCGAACTCTCCGTCGCCACCATGCAGGGCAAGACGTTTATGGGCGGCATGGAGCTGCTGAAGCTCGATCCGAAGGCCATTGAAAAGCAGATGACCACGGATGCGATGGGCACCATCCAGCGCGTGCTGGAGAAGGTGAACAACCTGCCCGCTGACAAGCGCCTTACCGCCATGACCATGGTGTTTGGCAAGGAGTTCGGCAAGGACGCGGCGAAGCTCGCCAACAACATGCCGGAGCTGCGGCGCCAGCTGCAGCTGACGCAGGGCAACGCGGCCAGCGGCTCGATGCAGAAAGAATCGGACATCAACAAGGACTCGCTGTCCGCGCAGTGGCTGCTGGTGAAAACCGGCGCGGCCAACACGCTGAGCAGCCTCGGCGACACCCTGCGCACGCCGCTGATGGAAATCATGGACGCGGTGAAGCGCGTCACCGGCACCATGCGCCGCTGGGTGGAGTCCAACCCGGAGCTGGTCGGCAGGCTGATGAAAATCGCCGCTGTGGTGGCAACGGTAACGCTGGCGGTCGGCACGCTCGCCGTGAGCATGGCTGCCGTGCTCGGTCCGATCCTGATGCTGCGCTTCGGGTTAAACATGCTCGGCCTGAAAGGGCTGGCGAAGCTCTCGCCGCTGCTGGGCGGGCTGGGTAAGGCATTCTCAAAACTCGCGCCCGGTCTTACGTCGTCCGGCGACGGCATCAAAAAGCTGTTCTCACTGTTCAGCGGCGGCGAGGCCGGAGAGTCGGTGAACTGGCTGGAGAAAATCCGCGACGCGCTGGCGTCCCTGCGCGGCGGTGACGATGAGGACGAGGGCGGCGGCATCCTGAACGCCTTCCGTGAGGGCGCGCTGGAGAAAATCAAAGAGAAGGCGCAGGACGCCGGGCAGACGCTGGTTGCGTCCTTCCGTAACCCGATGGCCGGTGTGCGGGCGCTGGGTGCGCAGGTGCGCGGGCTTGCCGGTGCGGCCCTTGCGCCGCTGGCTGCGTCGGTGCGCGGTGCCGGTGGCGCGCTGATGTGGCTGGTGAAGTCGCCTATGGCCCTGCTGCGCACGGTGCTGACGGGCGTGGTGTGGGCTCTTGGTGCGCTGCTGAGTCCCGTCGGGCTGGCTGTCGCGGCACTTGCGGGTGTGGCGCTGGTTATCTGGAAATACTGGGCACCCATCAAGGCGTATTTAGGCGGCGTTGTTGACGGCTTCCGGGCCGCCGCCGGTCCCATCAGTGAGGCGTTTTCACCGCTGCAGCCGGTTTTCCAGTGGATCGGTGACAAAGTGCAGGCGCTGTTTGGCTGGTTTAAAGACCTGCTGACGCCGGTGCAGTCCACGGCGGCCGAGCTGGACAGCGCCGCCGCGAAGGGTAAAGCGTTCGGGCAGGCGCTGGCCGACGGGCTGAATATGGTGATGCATCCGCTGGACAGCCTGAAGGCCGGGATCGGCGAGCTGCTGGATAAGTTCGGACTCGTCAGCAAGGCGTCGGCTAACACGAAGCTGCCGCAGGCACCGCAGGCCGCCAGTGTCAGCGGTGGCGGGGTTAAGTTGCCAGTGGGCGGCTTCCCGGCGTTTGCGGGTATGTACGACACCGGCGGTAACATCCCTGCGGGCCAGTTTGGCGTCGTAGGTGAGAACGGGCCGGAAATTGTCGGCGGACCGGTGAGCGTGACCAGCCGCAGGCGCACCGCGCAGCTGGCGGCGATGGCGGCAATGACGCTCGGCATGGCAGCCGGAACGGCGGAGGCGAAGCCGCTGCACCCGCTGAGCCTGCCCGCGCAGGCATACCGTCAGGACGCGCCGCGCGCGCAGACCTCGCAGGCAGTTGCCGCGCCGCAGATCCACGCCTCGTTCACCATCGTGCAGCAACCAGGGCAAAGCCAGCAGGATTTAGTGGACGAAGTAATGCGCCGTCTCAAAGCCGAGCAGCGGCAGGCCGAGGCCCGCGTCCGCAGCAGTTACCGTGACCGTGGAGGATTTGACGAATGATGATGACGCTGGGCCTGTTTGTTTTCATGCTTAAAACCGTGCCGTATCAGGAGCTGCAGCTCCAGCGCAGCTGGCGCTTTCCGTCGAACAGCCGCGTGGGCGTGCGGCCCGCGCTGCAGTTCCTCGGCCCGGACAACGACACGATCACCCTGTCCGGCGTGCTGCTGCCGGAAATCACCGGCGGCAGGCTGTCGCTGTTCGCGCTGGAGCAGATTGCCGAACTGGGGCGCGCGTGGCCGCTGATTGAGGGCAGCGGCACGATTTACGGCATGTTCGTAATCGAGAGCCTGAGCCAGACCAAGGCGGAGTTTTTCAGCAACGGCGTGTGCCGCCGCATTGAGTTCACGCTGACGCTGAAGCGCACCGATGAATCGCTGGGTGAAATGTTCGGCAACCTCAGCGATCAGCTGTCGGCCATGCAGGGCGCAGCCACCGACGCCGCCGGTAAAGTGGGCGCGGCAGTGGGCGGGTTGTTCTCATGATGGCGGGCAGCTGGATTAACGGCCACGCGAACGCGCCCGCTTTTCGCCTGACGCTTGCCGGGGCGGATGTGACGCAAAAGATAGAGCAGCGGCTTATCAGCCTGACGCTGACCGATAATCGCGGCTTTGAAGCGGACCAGCTGGACATCGAGCTGGACGACGCGGACGGCCAGCTGCTGATGCCGCGCCGGGGCGTTGAGCTGTCGCTGGCGCTGGGCTGGAAAGGTGAGGCGCTTTTCCCGAAAGGCACCTACACCGTGGACGAAATCGAGCACAGCGGCACGCCGGACCGGCTGACCCTACGCGCGCGCAGCGCAGACTTCCGCCAGACGCTGAACACGAAGCGCGAAAAGTCGTGGCACCAGACCAGCGTCGGTGAGGTGGTGAAAGAGATTGCCGGGCGGCACAAACTCAAAACGGCGATAGGCGACGACGTGGCGAAGATGGCGCTGGACCATATCGACCAGACCAACGAGTCAGACGCCAGCTTCCTGATGCGGCTGGCGAAACAGTGCGGCGCGGTGGCCTGCATCAAGAATGGCAACCTGCTGTTTATCCGGCAGGGACAGGGCAAAACGGCCAGAGGCAAAGTGCTGCCCGCCATCACCCTCGTGCGCAAAGACGGCGACGGCCATCGCTTTACGCTGGCTGACCGTGACGCCTACACCGGCGTGATCGCGAGCTGGCTGCACACCCGCGAGCCGGAGAAAAAGCCGGAAACCACGGTGAAGCGTAAGCG